TATTAGTGAATGTTGATTATAAAAAAAATATTTCATTAAAAAATTATATGGATGATAATAATTTTACCGAAAAAGCAAGAAATTATATAGATCGTATGTGCAGATTTATGGATGGTGGCGATAGCTCTAAAATATCATTCCACAGTTATTTTAACATAATTAGCGAATTTATTTTATATAATATTTATCAACCTATTAAACCTAATGATGAATTATTATTCTTTTTATGGGAAAAGTATTTAAAGAAAAGAAATATTAGCTTTAAATTAAAAACTGGTATTAAAAAGATTGTTGAAAATGGGAAAATAACGAAAATAGAAACTGATGCAAATGAAATATTTGAAACAAAAAAATTAATATTAGCATTACCACCTGAAAATTTAGTTAAAATTTTACATAATTCACCAGAAGATATTAAGAATTCATTTATGGATTTTAATAAATTAACTAAATTTTCAAAAAATACCGAATATAATGAATATATATCTATTACATATCACTGGAATTATAAATTAGATATTGATCGTAAATTATATGGTATGTATAGTAATACTGATTGGGGAATTGCTGCAATTGTATTGAGCGATTATATGACATTCAAAGAATCACAATCTAAAACAGTAATTAGCTGTGCTATTACTATAAATGATAAAAAAAGTAAATATATAAATAAAACAGCAAATGAATGTGATGATGAAAAAGAAATATTTGATGAGGTATTTAGACAACTAAAAGAAATTTATAAAAAATTACCAATACCGACATTAATGTTTATCAATAATAAATATATAAATAATGAATGGGTTTCTAATGAAACTGCGTTTATTAAAACTCCTAATTATAATTATTTAAAATCGCATAATAACAATAATATTTATACATTAGGAACTCATAATGGCGATGCAAAAGTTCATTTTACTTCTATGGAATCAGCCGTAACTAATGCTATTAAAATGGTAAATGTTATTTATAATACGAATTATAAGATTAAACGTCCTTATAATGTCCGTGATTTTTTAATTATAGTTATTAGTTGTATAATTGCCATATTAATAATAAAAAATTATTATTAATTAATATATAATGTCTATGATTGAAAATGAACTAATTGTATTAATAGAGGATAATAATAATAAAAATAGATATAATTCAGTACATGGTGATTTGATTAATGTTCAAAATTCACCACATTCCGTTGAAAATAATAAACTTCTTACTTTATATGAATTGAATGGAAGAACAAATACCGAATGTCAAACAGAAGGTAGTAGTAATTTACCAGATAATGAAATTAGTTATAAAATTGATAAATTATTAAAAAATATTAAAGAAAATAAAACTAAAATTTCTACCTCTTTATATATAATTTCTGCAAAATATGATTTAATTTATTTTAGATATAATAGAATTTCATTATTAATATTAATTATATCTACTGTCATAACTTTCGTAGATGCAATTGGATTAACATTAATTAATTATCAACATGATAATATTAATTCTGATATGAGTTTAATTATTTCAAAAGAAAGTATAACTTTAATTATTAATTTAATAACATTATTATTGGGAACTTTGCTAACTATTTTAAGTTCGATAGTTAAATTTAGAAATTATCGCGAAAATATGGAAAAACTCAAGAATATACATGATATTTTATTTAATTATAAAACTTTATATAATAAACAAAAAGAATTAATTGAATATTTCACAACATCTAATAATTTAACGACTGAATTATTTGATAAAATGGTTGAAAATGTTGAAACTTATAATAAAGAAATTAAAGATATTAATATATTTGAAAATGTAAGAATTAAAGACATCATTAAATTCAATCATATTAAAGTATCACATGATATAGAACTTAAAAAATTAACTAATAAACGAGAATTGGAATTTCTTAAATTAACAGTCGAATCAACCAAAAATAAACTTTTATTTAATTCTGATAAAATAGAAGAAAAAAAAATAGGATGTTGTTTTAATATTTAATTTGAATAAGCTAAACCACCCATACCAGATAGTATGCGTAGAACGTTATAATTCACGGTGAATATATAAATAGTTCCAGATACAGATGATGCTAATGATAATACGGCAGTATCTATACGGGACATATTTAGAGTTCCAGATGGTTGATGTTCTTCCGGTTTTATGGCAAATGAATATACGTTAATACCATTATTAAAAAGATTGGGGGTATATTCGTGATGTTGATATGGTTGAACTAGAGTGAAATAAGATCCAATACGTTCGGTGAATCGATCATTACCATTTAATTGTATTTTAGCTAATGTTACTGGATTTTTACCTATAATATAGTTATTATCAGCATCACGAGTACTAAAATTATTCCAATAGGGTGGGATAGAATTAGCAGCCGAATTTTGATTTGGTTTAATTACCCATATTAATTCCTTGCAAGGATGATTAAAATTCATACGGATGCTCTTTAGAGATGTTGAACTAGTGCTTCCTGAAACAGTATCGGTACCGGTAAATTGTAATTGTTCAATAAGATATTCATGAGATAATTGAGCGAATCGTCGGCGTTCATCAGTATCAAGGAAGATATAATCAACCCATAATGAAGCATTAGTTAATGAAACTTTGGTTGCCGGTGACGATGCTAATTCACTATTTTTCTTAATACCAGATATAGATGCTGGAGAAGTAGCAGAATCAATTAATGCTGTTGCACGATCTGAATAATTGGCATTAAAATCAACCATATTAGCACCTGATTCAAATTCAATATTTATTTTTACTTCGTGATATTGTAAAGCAATTAATGGAAGAGCTAAACCAACATTACGACAGAACCAAAATTCAAGGGGTATATATAAGGTATTATTAACTTTATTAGCACCATAAGCACCAACCATATCGTTATATCCATATCTCTTTGATCGTGGTAAAGTTAATTCATTCCATATATATAACCAATGGGAATAATGCTTATCTATGCGTTGACCACCGATTTCAATTTCAACATAATTTAACAGACGTAAGCCATAGAAGTTATAATAAGTACTTTCACCAGATTGTAATTTAACTTGTAAATACATACGATTTATTAAATCGCCATTACGAGATATTTGACATGTTACGCGTTGTCCGTAACCAGGATTACCATTAAAAGTTTGTTCGATTGCTTCTAATGCAAAATTTGTATGACGACGATATGCAACTTTGAAAAAAGTTATTTGAGGATTGCCAGTTAAATAAACATCCTGAGCACCATAAGCAACAAGTTGAAGAAGACCACCACCCATTTATGCTATATTCTTTATACTATAATAGGAGAAAAAAAATGTATAATATTTAATTTGAATACGCTAAACCTCCCATACCGGATAATATACGTAGGACGTTATAATTGACAGCATATATATTAATGTTACCTGTTAAAGTACCATTAGTCTTTACGTCTAATACGGCAGTATCAATACGAGACATATTTAGAGTTCCAGAGGGTTGATGTTCTTCTGGTTTTATAGCAAATGAATAAACATTAATGCCGCGATTTAGAGGAATATTAGTATGATGTTGATATGGTTGAACTAAATTAAAATAAGTTCCATCGCGAACATTAAATCGATCATTTCCATTTAATTGAAGCAAACAAGTACTAAATGGATTTACATTAGTACTTGAATATGGTGTTATTTGATCTGTTAAAGAATTCATTATTATATTTTCAGTAATTGAAGAAAGATTAGATGAACCTAAAAATAGATTTATATCTCCAGAAGCAACAACAATATTTGGGTCAGCTAAAATGCTATTGTACGCAGGAGCAGTAAAAGTAACATTATCAGTTGTATAGGCGGTGTAGTTATACCATTGATTAACGTTATTGGTTGTAGGCCATTTAGCAACCCATATTAATTCCTTGCAAGGATGATTGAAATTTAGTTTAACACGAGTAGAAGATGATAATGATTCTTGACCAGTAAATTGTAATTGTTCTATTAGATATTCATGGGATAATTGGGCAAATTTTCGTCGTTCATCGGTATCTAGATAAATATAATCAACCCATAGATTAGCACCTGATAATTTTTTACTAGGGCTAATTGAGCTAGCACCGCTACTCTTAAGATAACAGCAATTAGCGAAACTTTCGAATTCGATCTTAATCTTAACTTCGTGATATTGTAATGCGATTAATGGAAGGGCTAATCCAATATTGCGACAGAACCAGAATTCTAGCGGAATAAATAATGTAATGGGATTACTATCATCTGCCACTAAATTTCCATTTATTCCATCAGTATCAGCACCAACCATAGTATCCCAAGCATATCGCTTTCCACGAGGAAGAGATAATTCATTCCAAATGTATAGCCAATCGGAATAATGTTTATCTATTTGTTGTCCGCCAATTTCTATATTAACGGTTTTTAATAGGCGTAAACCTAAATAATTAACATAGGATTCGGTTCCATTTGTAGTATCAGTAACATTAGTATATAATCTGGGAACATCGACTTGTAAATAGGTACGATGAATTAAATCACCGTTGCGAGAAATTTGACAATATACAGTATTGCCGAAATCTGGAATACCGCTAAAAGTTTGCTGTATTGCTTCCATTGCAAAATTAGTATGACGGCGATATACAACTTTGAAAAAAGTTATTTGAGGATTACCAGTTAAATAAACATCCTGAGCACCATAAGCAACAAGTTGAAGAAGACCACCACCCATTTATGCTATATTCT